TCCAACTGCAGAACAGCCAAAGTACCGCCGGGAGAAGCTACGGAGCCTCCCAAGGTTGCACGAATAGCGTTAGCCGCACCAGAGATTGTGCCGCCCGTGTTGATTGAAGTAGAGATGTGAGCACCGTTAATTGTGCCGCCTGTAGCGCCGTTAGCGCCCGTTACTCGGGTCAAAGCACGAATAGTCTCGCCAGAACCTGTAGAGGTAAAGGTCAGCCGGTTGTACGACAAACGTGTATCGCCAGTAGCGGCTGAGGTCGTAACGTAAAACTCGGATACGTTGCCCGCAGTTGTTTCTTCAATTGGGCTGGCGGATGTGCCACCGATAAAGCCATTGAGGGAAGAGACTGGGCCGGAGAATGTGGTCAATGCCATGATGTGGTCCTTACATGCAAGTTGGGCGTATCTGTCTGCATGTCGTCAGCCGGGACTGTCAGATACACCGGAAAGCCCGGAGTGTTTGAAATATACCATCGCGTTTAAACTGACGCAATAAAAAAGAGGGCCGAAGCCCCCTTTTTATTTTTATCAGGCCGAACCTGAAGAGCCGAAGATACCCAGCGGGTCCGAGAAGCCGAAGCTGTAACGCTCGCGGGCTTTGTAACGGACGTTACCAGTGTCGAAGTCGCCGTCCATCGAGGTCTGCAGGGCAGAGCGCTCGAAGTGCTTCAGGCCGTTTGGAACGTCTGTGGTCAAGAACCAAGCGTTGTTGTCGGTCAAGAAGTGGTTGACGGTATAACCGGCCGAGATGGTGCCCATCTGCTTCAACGCGTTGATGTCGTTGTCGGCGGTAGCCACGCGCAATTCGGTGTCAAGCAGACGCTTGGCAACGAACATGAGCGATGGAGGAATCACCAACTTAACAGGCTTGGCTGCGATCAGCAGGCCGCGCTCATCAACCCAAGCAGCGATTTGGATCGTTGCGTTTTCCAGTGCAGTCTCATTCAAGTCAGAAGGAGTAGCTGGGCTGTTGAAGTTAACACCACCACCAACCAGCGGGTGACCAACACGAGTGCCGGAGCTGTTGTTGCCGAACAAAGACACGCCGTCGCCACCGGGGGCAGCGCCAGAGAAGCCGGTGTTCAAAACAGAAGCTGCCTTGACCTGCTTGGTGAAGGCCATACCGCGAGCCAAAGCCTTGGTGTAGCGGGCAGACAGACTGTCGTACAGGTTGTCTTCCACAGCTTCTTCAGTGATGGAGAAGCCCAAAGCGATGGTTTCGTGGGTGTAGCGAGCAGTGAAGGCTTCCTGCGCGTTGTCGTAAGCGATGGCAGAGCCTTCGTTCTTGACAGGAGCAGCGCCAAAACCGGCCAGCTTGGTTTCTTCTTCGAACGAGCGCTCAGAGCTCTCGGTTTCGTAGATTTCCTTGTGCTCTTCGCCGTAGCGAGCGTACTCCAGACCGAACAAAGCGTTCAAGCCGGGGAGCAGTTCTTTGAGCAGTTGTGCGCGTGAAATAGCCATGATTTAGCTCCTTAGATGCCAACGGCGTTGGTGAAGGCGTGAGCGCCGGGATTGAACTTAACCAACACGTCAGGGAAGGCATCAGTCACTGGGGAAGCGAAACCGATGATCTTGAACGCGGCAGCGGCGGTCTGGGTGGTGGACTCCAATGCGCTGTTCGAGTTGCCAGTCTGGGTAGAACCAGTGCTGGAGCTCTGCACGGCGGCAAAGAAAGTGTTGGCACCGAGGTCCGACTGGTCGGCAACGCCGTCCAGCTGCGCTTGGAAAGTCACGTTGGGGTCGGTGATCACGTATGCAGTCACCACGCCGGTTGTGCCGGAGGGGTAGTACTGGCCGTAAATCTGCTGACCTTGTGCGTTGATGTACGAGCAGCCAACAAACACGCCCAAAGCGCCGAGATCAGCGCCGCCGAGGTTGTTGGTCGTCAAGTCTGCGCCAGTGGCGGTAGACAGGGCGACGTAACCAGCAGCGTTGATGATGACGACTTGGCCGTTAAAAATGTTGGATGCCAGACCTGCTGGGTTAATCAGGAACTGACTCGTAGCGCCGGCATAAGCCATGCCGTCGTTACGGTTTACGGCACGCAGGCCGTAGGGGGAAGCGGTTGTAGCCATTTAAGGACTCCTTGTTACTTTGAACCTGAACCAAATCCACCACGACTCGTCGTTGACTTGCGGTCAGCGAACAGAGGCATGCGTGGGTCATTGTTTCGCATGAAGCTGTTATCCACAGATTCCATCTGGGCCTTTGCTTGGTTGGAGTAATACTCATCACGGGCTTGGGCGCGTTCGCGTGGCATCTTGCAGAGCATGAGACCACCCAATTCGACGTTGCCTGTCTTCGCATTACCTTCCAGCATCAGCTCTGGATGGTCTACCGCCTTTACCGGCTCCCAACCTTCGCGCATCTTGGTAGACACGTTCGTGTTTTGGGCCTCACCAAGAACGTGGGTCGCAATCCAGCGATACACATATCCGGGTTCGGGTGTCGGGTCGGGCAATGCACTCGGGGGTGCGTACACATACCGAGTTGTCTTAGCGCGTGACTCAAGATCACGAGGTGTCCGGTTTTCAGCCATTTGATTTCTCCAATTTTGCTACTTCAGCAGCGTATTGCTGCGGGGTTAATCCATACTTCTTTGCCAACGCAACCTGCGTCGGAGTGAGTTGGACCTTTCTTGCGCCCGTTGAACGAGTCGCGGGGGCAACAACCGAGGTAGGTCGTTTGGAGCCATCGCCGGAGCGTGGCTTGTCTTCGGTCTCACCAAAAATATCGGGAAACGTGGACTTCATGCGAGCATCAATGCGCTCGTAGTAATCATCAGAGCGGGGGTCTACCCCCGAGTTGACTAGCTTCTGGTGCAGCCCTAGTGCAAAGCTGGTAACTTCCTCATACCCGTCAGCGCCGAACCACCGGTTTTTTGCCTGCCAGCGAACAGTTTTGTCATCGACTTCTTGACGAGGTACTTGCGTTTGTTGTGTTTGTACATCAACTTCGTCAGCCTGTAAAGGGGCCACGCGAAAGTTTTTTGCAGCTTCTGTTTTCATCTTCGCTTCAGTCATAGCCTCTTGTGCTGCAACCAAGGCATCAGAGTCGCCGGACTCGTAGGCTTCCTTGTACTTACGCTTGGCTGACTCCAAGTCGTTCTCGGCAACCTTCTTGATGGACTCTGCGTACTGTTCCGTGCCGGATTTGACGTACTCTTTGAGCTTTTTATTCTCATTGGACATGTGCTGGGCGAGGCGCTCGAGCTCTTGCTTCTCTCGAAGAAGGGCCTCTTTTGCCCTGCGCTCGTCATGACGGGCATGGGTCAGCTCTTTGATGCGCTTTTGCACGCCATCAGAGTAGCTGCTGATTTCTTCGTCGGTGGGGTCTGCCACCTCACGGTTTAATGGTTCTCGACCACGGTCTTTGACCGGGGTGTCGTCAACAATCTCCACCTCGACTTCGTTGTCGGGGCCTTCTTTGTTGTCAACGTTGTCGTTGTCCACTTCGTCTGGGAATTTATAGCCAGCCATTTTTGCTCCTTAGGCGCGGGTGTACCCACGGGGGTCTAAAACAACACATTCGATTTGGTCGTCGTTCAGAACCCTGAACTCTTTACCAAACACCTTGAAACGCGTACCTGTGTAGGTGCGCACGAGCACAAAGTCACCGGGTTTGCACCATGCACCCGAGGGGAACTTGGCGGTGTCTTTGTACGCATCTGGTCCGACTGCCATGACCCACAGCACGGTGGTGGCATGTTCTTCGGCTCGCATGGTTGCAGCATCTCGAACGAGGTCGAGGGATGTGCCAGCAATCTTTTCATCAACCTCTGGCACGATGCACAACAGCTTGTAGCCTGTTGGGACCGGCAGGGCCGACGCTTTCTCCTCTGCATCCGCGCTCTCGTCTGGGGCCTCGATCGGTTGGATGTGTTTTGGCAGGCTGATGCCCGGTGGCAGAATGATTTCACTCATCTGGTTGCTCTACTTTCTAAAAACACCGCAAGCTGTGCGGCGAACAGTCCACCTTTCGGCAGAAGATCAAAAATCTCTCATTCGTCGTCTTGTTCAGTCTTGCGCGCCAAGTCCAAGATGTGGCGCTCCGCGAGAGCCAAGCCTTGAATCAGCCCGCAGAGCTGCTTGTAGGAATGAAAATCCTGACAAACGCCCGTGGCCACGTCATCGGCGTAGTTGTTCATGTCCTCCCGGATTTTTTCCCTGAGAACCCGGACAAAAGAATCGATTTCTGCGCTCATTGGTTGCCTTTCTGTGAATTACGCATGGCCAAAAATTCAGCAATATCAGTCTTGTCAACCTTGTCGGCGGCTTCGATGGACAGCCTCTTCTCGGCCAGCTCGGTTTTGTCCGCCTTGTCGGCCGCATCGACTGCAAGCTTTTGTTGGTTGAGCTGCAGGCCGGCTTCTTTGATGGCAACCTCGCGCTCTTTGAGCTCCATCTCCTTCTGTTGCATCTGAACAACAGGGTCCTGAGCCTGCTGTTGGGCCTGCTCTTGAGCTGCCATGGTTTGGCTTTGCTGGAGAACTTGCTTTGCAGCCTGAGCCATCATCCCGGACAGGGCAAGCTCGATCTGTGGAGGCATTGGTTCGCCTTCTGGAGGCAAAGGCATGCCCAGCTGCTGCTCGATCTTCTGGCGGTAGGCAAAGCCAACGTGTTCTGAGATGTGGGCCATTGCTGCGGCTTGAATCATCTGTGCCCGTGGGTTTTGGCCAACCAGCTGCATGATGATCGGGTCGTTCATGGCCGACATGTGAACCTGAATATGGGCCTCATGGTCCTGATACTGGAACGCCTTTACGGGTTTACCCTTAAGCAGGTTCTGGTTCTCGGACACTGGGTCGGTTGGCTTCTGGTCCTCGTCCATTGGGACGAGTTTGTCGGCGTTCTTGATACCCAGCACGTCCAGCATTCCACGGTGGAGTTGTGGGAGGTCGTAGATGTCCGGTGCAGACTGAGCCAGCTGGATGACCGCTTGGTACTGAACCACGCGCTGGGACAGGGTTGCTGCGTTTGGATCGCTGACGGGCAGGATGTCCACGTTGCGGTAGTCGCTCTTCTTTGCGCGGGGGCCTTCTTCGCCGTCCGGCTCGTAGGTGTATTCGTCGTCCGTGTAGTCGCGGATGATCACAGCCAAGAGCTGGAGTTCTTGCTTCAGGGTGAAGTGGACACGGGCCTGAACGGCGGTCATGACCTTTAACTGACGCTCGAGCAGCGCGAGGGTCGAGCCCACGGGAGCATTCGCGCCCATGTCGCTGATCTTCATATCTGCGGTAGCGGCAAAGCGGCGGCCTTCTTCGACGATGCTGCCCAACAGGGTCATCAGAACCTGACTGGGTTCCTTGTACGGCAGGGGCAGGATGTTGTCGCGGATCGTGCCGGAGCCCACATCCACGTCACGGAACTCGCCGGGTGCGATTGGGGTGTCGTCGCCCTTGATGCGCAGACCACGGGACTTCAAACCGCCGGGGAGGTTGCTCAATGTACCTGCGTCGATCAGTTGACGCATCAGGCTGGTGGCCGAGTTGGCAAAGCCGCCGATCAGGTGGAACAGGCCAAAGCCGTAGGCACCGAAGCCGGGGATGTACTGGTAGTGGACGAAGTGCTGGCGTTTCAGGTGGAGGCTGTCGTCCTCGTTCCAGTTGCGGCGGATAGCCAAGACAGTGTTTGTCCCACGGATGTAGGTCACCACGTAGGGCAAGGCCACTCCGCTGAGCTCGCCATCTTCGTCCATATCGGCCAGAGGGTCGTCTTTGAAGACCAGCTTGACATGGCTTTCGTGCAGAGTAAATCGCTCGTCGTTTAAATCGGCAAAGCCGGTCTCTTTGTCCTTGGCCTTGTTGATCTCATCGATGGCGCGGTCTGGGGTGCCCAACTCAACATCGAGGTAGAAGCCGGCCTTTTGCAGTTCAAGAATTTCGTTTTTGGTCTTGCGCATCACATGGGTGACGCGGTAGCAGCTCTGGATGTCTGAGGTGCCGTAGGGCAGAAGGATGTCTTCTGCGGGGATGAAGATGGAGGTCTGCCGGCCGATGCTGGGGTCGAAGTAGACCTTCTTGAATGCCGAGCCGGTGGCGGGGAGGCTCCAGAGCATGCGCTCATGTTCTGGTCGGAACTCTTGCATGACCTCGGTCAGCTGAAAGTTCATGTCCTCTTGGACGCGCTGAGCGGCCTCTTTCTTGGCCGGGGTCTCTTTGCCGATGATCTTGGTCCGCACAGGACCAGCCGCAGGGAAAGTCTCGGTGATGGTCTCTGACTGGAAGCGGACAACCGCCTCAGTGATCATGGGGTGGAACACACCGGAGGCACCATCCCAAGGCTCGGTGCGCTCTTCGATCTGCAGGCCCAAGAGCTTCAAGCCGGTGACGTAGGCTTTCTCCCACTCCTTGCGGGAGTTGCGATCGTTGTCGATGTCGCTGTCCAAGTCGGAGACCATGAGCTGGATGGAGCTCTCTGGGAGAAACTCGGCAAGGTTGGCGTCGAAGTCATCGATGCTGGGCTCACCCTTCTGGATGCTGATTTCCAAATCACCCATGTCGATGTTGACTGCCTCGGGGTCGATGATCTCGATCTCGATAGGCTCTTGATTTTCTGCGGCCAAGCCCATGGGTTGTTGGTACAGCGCTTTGTCAATGTTCGTTGCCATGTTTACACCTTAGTAATAGGCCGCTTTTCTGCGGCGGAGGGTTGGCTGATCTTCTTCGTCGCTATCGAGACTGATGAAGCCGCCGCGCCTAAATCTGAGCAATGCTTGGCTTGTTGAGTCAACAAGGTCGTCGTGATCGCCGTTGGGGAAGGCCGCGAGCTCCTCCATCAGCTCATCCGCCCACCTTGTGTCCGGGCACCAAACGATGCCGGATGCAAAGAGATCGGAGATTGCGTTTACACGCGCAATCTTATCGCTTCCCTTGCCCGGTGTGTACTCTGAAACAGGAACACCGATCTGCCGGAGTTCATAGATCAACGGAGCGCCAGAGGCGCGTTTTTCAATGATCAGGGTTTCGGGTTCCCAGTCCTGATACAGCTCGAGGGCCTTTTGCTTCAGCTCCGGGAACTCCATGCGGGCTTTAAACGAGTCAAGGCAGATGATGTTGGGCTTCATCTCGCCATTTTGGTTGGGGTGGTCGAAGACGCCCCATGTGGTGCAGGCCGAGTAGTCGGATCGGTTCGACTTCTCGAAGGCCGTGTCCCAGCTTTGGATGACGTAGTCGCACTGAGGGGCGATTTCCGACTCCCAAACCCGCCAGCTGTCGCGCTTGATGATCGCGTTTCCCTCGGAGGTGGGGTTCTGTTGGTACTGGGCCTCCCACTTGGAGACGGGAATCTCAGCCTTGATGGCCTCCAGCTCCTCTTTCTTCCAAAAACCGGGCCACAGCGGAGTACCCGACGGCAAAATGGCGGGGAACTCGATGACCTCCCAGTCGTTTACACCGTCTTTTTCCGAGTTTTTCAGGATTTGGCCGGTCAAGTCCCTCTTGGACCACCGGGTCATCACGATGATGATGGCCCCACCGGGCTGAAGACGCTGACGGGGGCCAGATGTGTACCACTCATAGACGTTATCGAAGACTGCGGGGTTTCCCTGCTTGGCTTCTTGTTCCGAATGGGGGTCGTCGATGATCAGCAGGTCAGCACCCTTACCGGTAACCGCACCGCCGACACCGATAGCGAAGTAATCACCCCCGGCTCCGGTGTTCCAACGGCCTGCTGCCTTGGAATCAGAGGACAGCTTGGTGTCAAAAACCCGGGAGAAGGCTTCAGAGGAAACCAAGTTCCTCACCTTTCGGCCAAAACCCACAGCCAGTTCTGCGGTGTGAGCAGTCTGGATGATCTTCTTCTCAGGGTACTTCCCCAGAAACCAAGCGGGTAGCAGGTAGGAGGCAAACTCGGACTTGGTGTGCCGAGGAGGCATGTTGATGATCAGCCTCTTCAACTCTCCCTTGGCCACGCGCTCAAAGGCGCTGGCCATGATCTGGTGGTGTTTACCGGAAATGAACCCCGGCCACATGTGGGAGGCGAAATAGATGAACGACTCTTTGCACTTCTCAATCCTGTCGTACTCAAGCAACATCATGATCTTCGCACGCTCAAGATCATCCACCAGCGGAATTAACTCCCGGTACTTCTCCACCTCTGCGCGAGACATCATAGAGAAGCTACCCCCTTCACACTGCGGTCGATCAGCTTGAT